CAGCCGTCAAGCTTGTAGGCACGATCTTAAAAGGCTTTAATTCAACGGGCACATATGAAGAAGCTTCATATCACGAAGAACTGGAATCAATTCAAAAACATGATTTATCTGCTTTGCTAGATCGGCATCATGAGCTTTTGATTAAATCAGAAATAGCGCCAAAGTATAATATTGCGCCTTTTAATGTTGTTGTTTCTTTTTCACCAGTTAATGCTTTGACCGCTCAAGATCAAGCGATTATAAATAAGGCTAAGGCGGATGCTGGTCAAGTTCTGATTATGTCTGGCGCGATTGATAGTGCAGAAGAAAGACAAAGAGTAATTAATGATCCGACCTCCGGCTATAATGGATTGCAAGAAGATATGGAAAGCGATCCCGAATCTGAACTAATCGATTTAACAGAGGAATGACAATGAAAGAGGAAATTATTGAATTTGTCAAAGCAAAATTAAAAGATGCTGAAAAAGAAAGACGCAATGCTGCCGGTCGCGTTTGTGATTCACTGGACGGTTTTATACAAGCGTATGAGGAACTATTGGAGTTTATCGATGAAAGAGAATAGCGTTCCGTTATCAAAAAAAAAAGGAAATGGCTGGGTAAACGTGAAGTTACGTTGCGTGGTCTGCGCTTAAATTATAACGCTGCTTTACAAGAAAAATACTCCTTTGCGATTCGGCAACTTGTTAAAGAAATGACACAAGAAACGCTAAAAGAGTTTAAAGATTTATTTAAAAGTAACACATCAAAAGATTTTTATAGCGCACAAAAAAAAATGGCTGCTATGGATGATTCAATCGGTTCACAAGCCAAAATCTTAGGAAACAAACTATTAAAAAAGTTTTCTGCTTTGTTCGCTTTGAAGTCAAAAACAATTGCTGAAAAGATGATAAATGGAACTTTACAGGCAAGTGAAACAAGCTTAAATTCCAGTCTTAAAGCCTTAACTGGCGGATTGTCATTAAAAACTGGTGTCGTTTCCGCAGGTTTAGAAACGATAACAACCGCTTTAGTCGCTGAAAATGTGTCACTGATTAAATCCATTCCACAGGAATATTTCACAAAAGTAACCGGCTCAGTAATGCGCTCGATTACATCAGGACAAGGCATTATGGATTTAATCCCCGATATTCAACAATATGACGGACAAACTTATAGACGAGCAAAAAATCTGGCGCTTGATCAAACTCGCAAGGCATACAACTCTATTAATAAACAAAAATTAATCGGCTTAGGTGTCAAAAAATTTGAATGGATTCATTCCGGGGGCGGACAAGTTCCAAGAAAGTGGCATGTGAAAATTGATGGGGTTGTTTTTAGTTTTGAAAACTTAGAGCGTGAACAAGCTGCTCTCGGCGTTCCTGAAAGCGATCGAGGTTTGCCCTCATGGCCGGTAAATTGCAGATGCACGATGTTGCCAGTCATTGAATTTGAAGATTAATTATTAAAAACACTCGTTCAGCTGAAATTTCTAACCGGCAAAGTTATTTAAATATCAGCTGATCTATGGAGTGCTTTAGACAAAAAACATTATACACAAATGGTTAATTTTTACAATATTTAGAGTATGATTGATTTAATCCCAGTGGAGTATTATAAAATGCGTGCAAGATCATTAGATCTGTCTCAAAATTTAGAATCAAGTCGTGACTATGATATTAATGACTTCATGGAAGTTATAAAAAACCCGATAAGTCGCACAGGGGTTTTTCCTTATAGCGGTGCGCAAATATCAGAAGACTTACCACCTGATGAAATTTTTCAAGTTTATCGATCTGAAAAAGAATTAAATAACCCTGAAACTCTTGAATCATTCCGATTGATACCCTTCACCGATGAACACGAAATGATCGGAAATGTTAGTGACGGCTTAACAGACGCAAGCGAAAAGGGCGTGCATGGAACTACCGGCGAAAACATTGAATTTAATGCGCCTTATTTGACCGCTAATATAAAAGTTTTTTCAGAGAAACTAAAAAATCTTATTGACAATGGAAAACGCGAACTGTCGATCGGATATCGGTGTGTGTACGAGAAGGAAAATGGCGTATACAATGGAGATAAGTACGATTTTGTACAGCGCGAAATACGCGGAAATCATTTAGCTTTAGTGGGCGAAGGCAGATCGGGGCATGATGTAGCCGTCCTTGATCACTTTAAATTTACGTTTGATACCAAGGATCTCAAAATGCCAGATTACCAATTAGAAGGAACAAATGAAGAAGACATGTCTATTGCTGGAATTCGCGAAATGTTAGCTAAAATCAGCAAACATCTTGAAAGTATGTCTGAATCCAAGGATGAATTTCTTGACGATGAAGAAGCTGAAAGAATGAACGAAAACATCAATGGTTTATGCGGAGATGAGATTCAACCCAAGGACTTTGTGAAAAAAGCCGAAGTCACTGATGAAGACGAAGACAAAGAAAAAGAAAAAGAAGAAAAAAAAGAAGATGCAAAAGACGAAGAAGAAAAAAAATCTGACAAGAAAGATGGCATGGACTCAAGACTTACTGCCTTGCAAAACGAAATAAAGCAACTCAAACAAAGTGCAATTAAAACAGTTTTGGACGAAATATCAAAAAGAGATAGTTTAGCAAATTTACTATCCCCGCACGTTGGAACTTTTGATCATGCTAATAAAACGCTTGAAGAGGTTGCAACTTACGGCGTTAAAAAACTCGGATTAAAGTGTAAAACGGGTCATGAAGAATCGGTACTGTCTGGGTTTTTAGCTGCAGCACGAAAAAACTCTGCGGTTATAGCTCAAGATTCCAATTTTAAATCCGATAACGTAGATGCATACTTGAAAGGAGTGAAATAATGTTTCAATCGACTATTTTTGTTAATCAAGGATTCGGTGTTCCGGGAGAATTATTTACAGATTCCCCTCACACAGCAACACCTTACACGATCGTAAGTGCGCTTGAATCTTATAATAAGATTGGCGCCACCGCGTGTACTATTGTGAGCGAAGGAGTTTGTAAAGCTGGTTCAACTGGTACTCTTGGCTTTGCGGGCATTTTAGTTAATCCTAAAAACCAAGCGTTATTCGGTGTAGCTAACGTTCCTTTAGATCCAACTTTAACGGTTAATAATAATATGCCGGTAGCCTGCGCAACCATGGGCGTTGTTATTGTAACTTTACCCGCTGGCGCTGCAATTGGAGATCGCGTTATATACGATAATACGACCGGAGCATTATCAACAATTACCCCCGTTGCCGTATTGCCTGTTGGCAAAACTTATGCAAACGCAATTGTAAGTAACTTTACCGTTGCTGGAGCCGGATTGGCAGTTATTACAATTAACCCAACTTACGTTATCCCACAACCTGCTTAATATATAAGGACTTTTACTTATGCACGCACAAAAAGAAAGAAGCTATATTTCGGGGCGTAAAATAAAAGCTCTTGAAAACTTTGACGCCAGTCAATATCAAGGCTTGTCAAAATTGGGAATTAATATTTCCAAGAAAAACGTTCAAGATATGATGCACTTCCGAAATGCAATGGATGCTTTACAGCCCACAGTCACAACTGCAAGCCTTGGCACTCCAGTTCAATTTTTACAAGAATGGTTGCCGGGCTTTGTTTTAGTGATGACCGCTGCCCGCAAAATCGATGAGTTTATCGGCGTTTTAAACGTAGGGGCTTGGGAAGATGAGCAGGTTGTTCAAGGCATTTTGGAACTTACTGGTCAAACCTCACTGTATGACGATTACACGAACGTGCCGCTTTCGAGCTGGAACGTGAATTTTAATCAGCGTACCGTTGTTCGTTTTGAAGAAGGTATGCAAGTCGGTATTTTAGAGGCTGCACGAGCCGCAAGAATGAGGGTTGATGATTCTGGCATGAAGCGTGAAGCTGCTGCACTATCGCTTGAAATCACACGCAACCTTGTTGGCTTCAATGGATTTAATAGCGGTGATAATAACACTTACGGATTTTTGAACGATCCCGGTTTGGGGGCTTATACTCAAGTAACTACTGGAGTGGGCGGGTTTAATTGGTCACAAAAAACTTTCTTAGAAATCTGTAAAGATATCAGAACTGCAATTGTCGCTTTGCGCACTCAATCACAAGATACGATCGATCCCGAAAGCGTAGATTTAACGCTTGCCGTTGCTACTGCATCAGTTGATTGGTTATCTACTACTTCCGAATTCGGAATCTCAGTTCGCCAATGGCTGCAAGAAGCTTACCCAAGGGTTCGCGTAGTAAGTGCTCCACAACTAAACGCTGCTCAAGCAGGAGATAATGTTTTTTATCTTTACGCCGATCAGCTTGCAGATATGAGCACCGATGGCGGTAGAGTTTGGATTCAACCGGTTCCGACCAAGTTCCAAGTTTTAGGCGTGCAGCAACTAGCAAAAGCATACATTGAAGACTTTTCAAATGCGACTGCTGGAGCAATGTGTAAGCGTCCTTTTGCTGTCGTTCGTTATTTCGATATTTAAAGATTCATTTTAATTTGGCTTGAATATGTTAGCTTTATCAATATTTTCAAGCCGGATTAAACTAAGATTTTCGCGCATAAAAAAGGGTAAAAAATTATGAATTACGTTTACAGTACGCAAACATGTGGAATGCATTACGCGGAATATGAAAAAAGTTCTAGTAAAGATATTGCCAAAATAATCAAGAAAGTTCTTATTAAAGGCGGTCACGGCGTAGCAAATAAACATTTTCTTACACCCAAAGGCGTTGTTACAACTGTTAGCGATGAGGATATGGAGTTTCTTTTAAAAAGCGAAGCTTTCAATCGTCACTTAAAAGCCGGCTTTATGAGTTACGATAAAAAAGAAGTATTGCCTGAAATCAAAGCTGCTAATATGAAAGATAAAGACGGCTCAGCACCTTTAACCCCAGCTGATTTTATCGAAAGCGATAACAGCTCTGATTCATCAAAGATATATAGAAAGAAAGGGGCGCAAATGTTATGACCCTTTGCCCCGTCCCTCTCGATCCCTGTCCGCCGATTTTAGAATTTGATTACGCTCAATTCATTTTGATGTTTCCATTTTTTAATAATCCGTTGATATATCCCGAAGCGACTTTGCAGATGTGGTTTTGTATCGCAACAAATTATATTGCTAATAACGGACAATGCGGCCCTTTAAATTGTCAAACTAAGCTATACGCAATTTATTTAATGATGGCTCATTTAATGTATTTGCAGAATTTGATTATAGGTCCGAGTGGCGGAACCGTTCCCTATCTGATGGCTTCCGCGACTATTGATAAAGTGACTGTTTCACTAACAGCCCCTGTTTTATATAATCAATGGCAATGGTGGTTAATGATATCGCCCTATGGTCAGCAACTTTTTGCCTTGCTGCAAACGCTTTCAGTCGGGGGTTTTTACATCGGAGGCAAGCCGGTTCTATCTGGATTTTATGATTCCCCAACTAATTATTTATCAGGCGGTTGTTCAACGGACGTGTGCTAATGGAAATTAAAGAAGTTCACGGGGTAGGTTATGAACGACTAAAAAATATTTTAAAAGATTTACATGGCTATGAAGCTCGAGTCGGCTGGTTTGAAAATTCAAAGTATGAAGATGGCACTCAAGTAGCCATGGTTGCAGCTCAAAACGAGTTCGGCAATGCAAATAAAAGAATTCCTGCTCGTCCTTTTATGCGTCCTACAATTATTGAAAAACAAAACGAATGGGCGGTTTTAGCTGAAAAAGGCGCAAAACAAATTTTACTTGGAAATCAAAATTTAGAGAATGTTTTTAATTTGCTGGGCTTAAAAGCTGTCGGTGATATTAAGCGAACTATATCGAAAATATTTACCCCCCCGCTCGCTGCTGCAACTATAGCTGCGCGATTAGAAAAACGTAAAAATAATACGACTGTTGGCAATTTATTTAAACCTTTGATCGATACGGGTATTATGCTGAATAGTTTAATTAGCGTTGTGGAGCGAACATAATGCCAATCCCCGGTAGTGATTTACTAAACATGGCTTTGACCTTAATTCAACGACAATCTCTCGAATATTTTCAATTTGCTTCTCGATCTTTAAACTCAATTGGTCAAGATGTGACTGTTTATGAGGATGTTGTAACTTTGGTTGGCAGCTGGCAGCCTGTTCCACGGCATTTATACATGCCGTATGGTCTCGACTTACAAAAAGATTACTTCACTTTTTACACGTCTAATAACTTGCTGGATATAACAAGAGATGTTTCCGGCGATCAAATACAATTTCAAACTAAAAGATATCAAGTGCAATCAGCTAATGATTGGTATCAGCTTGATGGATGGAAAGGCGTCTTGTGCGTTTATCTAGGGGTCGATTAAAATGGCTATTTTAACTGATAATCAAATTATCCAAATATTTTTACCCATTATTAATGCGCAACTGATCATCGATGGTTTTACTAACGTATCCGTCAAGCAATCAAATCAACCTACAATGCAGGGCATAAACAAAAACCCCACAATTTATTTTTATAAGTTAGCTAATAAAAGATATGGCTTTTTAGGTAGAAAAGATGTCTGGGATGCTGCGAGCTTGCAAATGGTGCATACAGAATCACAATACATTGAGTCCACATGGACAATGCAATCTTTGGTTTTACAAAGTCCGGCAACTCCCAATCAATACACGGCTTCTGATTTAGCAAATGAAGCTGCGTGGATAATGCAATCTGATAAGACTAGGGATATACTAAACACCAATGGAATTGGTATTTTAAGAGTTACTGATCTATCAAACGCTTATTTTACTGATGATCGAGACAATTTTGAAGCGGCACCCTCTTTTGATTTCACGTTAATTTATTTGAATACAAGGGCATCTGAAAACATTCACTTTGATAAATATAGAACAGAAATTTATCGCACATAGGGGCATAAAATATGGCTATTTCATCGCAACACTATATACAAATAAATTCAACAATAGGTGCTGGCAATGTTGTTAATCAGCGATCATTAGTAGCTCGATGTTTTACAGCTAATACACTAATCGCGCCAAACACTTTTATACAATTTACGAATGCAACTGATGTGGGTGAATATTTTGGCACAAACTCGGAAGAGTATTATAGAGCTATTTTTTATTTTGGCTGGTTAAGTAAATCCACAACTTCCGCGCCGTTTATTCAATTTGCCAGATGGGTTAGTGTTGCAACTCCGCCTAGAATTTTTTCTATTCCTGCATCAAATCCAGCTCAAGCTCAATCGATCGGGGCATGGAATGCAATCACCGCTGGCGCTTTCGGAATAACGATTGGAGCAGAAGCGTACGCTTTAAGTAGCTTGAACTTTTCTACGGATGTTAATTTAACAGAAGTGGCTGCAAGAATTCAAACGGAAATTCAAGCTATTGGTGGGGCAAGCGTTCAATTTACTTCTGCAACTGTTACATATGACGGAAGTAGCGGATTTAATTTTGTGGGAGGGTCGGCTGTTGGTAGTTCTTCAATATCGATACAAGCTGCCTCAGGACAAGATATCTCAGTAATTGGATTACTCGGATGGAGACCCGGCTCTGTATTTACAAATAGCAATTACAATACCAGTACTTTTAAAAATAATGCGATATGGACTGCCGGCTCTTTAATTCAAACGTTAACGGCATCTTTAGACGCTTCACAAAATGAGTCAAACAATTTCGGCTCGTTTTTGTTTTTAAATAATTTAGGCTTAACAATATCTCAAATTATAGAAATTGCAACTTGGAATAATGCTGCTGCTCAAAACGAATTTTATTTATACTCCGTTCCTGTTATTGAAGCTAATATTAGTGCGTGGCATACAGCATTAAACACCTTCGGCGGATTATCTCTAACTTTATCAGCGAGCAATCTTACTTTATCGGGTGCTTTAACTAATGCAAGCGCAACTGTCATTGGCTTAAGTGATGCCGAAACACTATTGCAAATCGGAATGCCGGTAACGGGCGCAAGTATTCCAGCGGGTGCGGTTATTGTAAGTATAGTATCCAATAATTCGATTACTATCTCAAAAAATGCAACTGCAACTCTAACTGAAACTTTAACGTTTGCAACCGTACAATTCCCTGAAATGGCTCCAATGATGATTGAGGCAACCACTGATTACTCTTTGCCTAATGCGGTTCAAAATTATATGTTTCAAATTTTTGAAGGATTAAGTCCTTTGGTTTTTGATGAAAGTGACGCCACGGCGTACGATGCTTTAGCTTTGAATTACTACGGTCAAACACAGTCAGCTGGGCAAAAATTTAATTTTTATCAAAGAGGATTGATGCAAGGCGGTGCAACTGATGCGCGAGATCAAAACGTTTATGTCAACGAGATCTGGTTAAAAGATGCAATCACAGCCGCGTTTTTACAATTGCTTCTCAACGTCACCGAATTGCCCGCAAACGCCCAAGGCAAGGCATTATCTCTTTTAACTATTCAAGGCGTTATTAATCAAAGTTTGATCAACGGCGTGATTTCGGTTGGCAAGACTTTAACGGCTGCACAAAAAGCATTTATCACTTTTACCACTAACGATCCGAACGCTTGGTATCAAGTGCAAAACACTGGATACTGGATTAATGCCGAGATTCAAGTAATTCCCGCAAGCGATCCGATTGAATATGAGGTAGTCTATACTCTTATTTATAGTAAAAACGATGTTATACGGTTCGTATCGGGAACTAATATTTTAATTTAATGGAGGCTTTACATGTTTAATATAAGCGGTTTTGGCCTAAGCGTTAACATTTTAGCATCGGTGACATATCCAATCGGCGTTCAGATAACTGAATTCGCTGATGACTCCGATCCGATTGACGTGCCAAGTTTGCAAATTGCAGATACTGCCATGGGTTTGAACGGTGACTTGATCACATGGTCAAAAGCAAATCCGATCACGGTCACTGTAAGTGTCATAGCTGAAAGTGAGGACGATAATACTTTATCTATTTTGCTGTCTGCAAATCGCGTAGGTAGAGGACGTATCAGTTCACGTGATGTTATTACGATGACTGTTGTATATCCCAATGGCAGTTTTGTGACTTTAGTCGGGGGTGTTATCACCGATGGAGTGCCTTTTTCACCCGCTGAAAGTAGCGGGCGATTAAAAACAAGAACGTACGCTTTCGCTTTTGAAAGTTACGCAAGTTAATTTGGAG